TGGCTGGTGCTACTCTAACCCAAGCGGAGCGGTCGATCTCATTTGAAAAGGAAATACGCCTCAGTCAGGAGGTGCATAAAAAAGAGGTACAAAAAATTATTGATGACATATCCTGTAACGTTAACGAGATAGCAAAATCCGTACACCGTGTGGAAACTGCTATTGCGACCCTCATCGAGGTGTCGGCCTTTGAGCGGGCACTGACAAAAGAAGAGCGTGACCATACGCGGCAAGAGATTGAGAGCATAAAGAAAAACGGGGTAAAAAATTCTACCAGGGAATAACACTCAACTGGTAATAAAACTTGACAATTACATTCAGTACCGATATCATATAGTAAATCCACATGGAGGAGAACCATTGAAAAAAGAATCTGAGCACACATACGATAGAATATTTTCCCAGTTGTTCGGGTCGCCATGGTTAATCTCCGAAGAGTGGATGATTACCATAATCGAAATAGCCAAGAGACAGGGTGATTTGGAAGCAGTTACTGCTAGACGTGGGCAGTATATGGAAAATGCAGAAAAGGCCAAGATGTTTGGCAGCACCGCAGTTATTCCTGTCAGTGGTCCTATCTTCCCTAAATCCAATTTAATGACCGCCATATCTGGGGCAACATCCATAGAGGTACTTGCCAGGGATATAGATGCTGCAGTACATAATGATGAAATATCCAAAATCATATTGGATATAGATTCTCCTGGTGGGCATGTAACAGGCGTTAATGAGATGGCCAATATGATCCGTGAATTCTCGAAGGAGAAGGAAATCATTGGCTATGTTTCTGGAACAGGTGCTTCGGCAGCCTACTGGCTGGCCTCTGCCTGTTCCGAGATTGTTGTCGATGCAACCAGCCGTTTAGGAAGCATCGGTGTAGTTGTAGCTTACCCAAAAGAATCTGGCGATACCGTAGAGATCGTCAATTCCGCAAGCCCAAATAAACGCCCAGACATTACAACGGACGAGGGCAAGAAGGTTGTAGTGGAGCAAATGGATGCACTTGCCGATGTATTCATAGCTTCTGTAGCAAATTTTCGTAACACGACAGTCAAGAAGGTTATGTCTGACTTTGGTCGTGGTGGTATTTTGATAGGGGAACATGCTGTGAATGTTGGCATGGCTGACAGACTCGGTTCCTTTGAGCAACTTTTAAAAGAAAATGGAGGAAAGTCTATGTCTGGAAAGGGCACAGAGGCAACCCTGACGTTGGAAACCTTAAAGGCAGATCACCAGAGTGTGTATCAAGCCGCCTTCACCGAAGGTAAGGAATCCGCAGTACAAGAAGTAAGTCAGACAATTGCCGAAAAAGATTCGAAAATCAAACAATTGGAGAGTGAAGTGGCAACTGTGAAAGAAGAGAACACTGGTCTTACGGACCGTGTTGCAGCACTGGAGAAGGGTGCCGCGGTACGTGATGAGCGTGATACGCAAACCTACGCTGATGGTATTGTATCTGCCAAGTTGTCTGCATCCACTCTCCCTGTGCGTATGCACACCAAAGTCAAGAACCAGCTGACACCAGACCGATTTATTGTCGAAGGAAAATTGGACAAAGAGAAATATTCCGCCCATGTAGATGCTGAAATTTCTGATTGGGAAGAGTCCATTTCTGGCAGTTCCTCATCTATCCAGGGATTCTCGATTGTTACTGGTAAAGAGGAAGACAGTGAAACTCCAGATGCCGCAGCCGATGAACTTCTGAAACTCGCTGGAATGTAATAGTAGAAACCAATAATTTCAAACAGGAGATTTACAATGTCTGAAGGAAATACCCCTCAAGTGATTCGCAGCGGGGAGACTCCAGGTTCCAAGCGTCTGTTTCACAGTGAACGGAGCATCGCCCTTATCAAAGATAAAACGATTGATGCCGGTTACGGTTACCTGACAGCAGGTACGGTAATGGCAGTCAACACAACTACCAGTGGACTTATTCCTTATGTCCCCACTGGACTTGCAGCTTATGGTACTTTTGCTGTTGCCCCTGCGCTCTCTGACCTCGCATCAACAGCCACAACGATTGTTGTTCCGCTTGCCACTATTGCACGTTTCAAGGCTGGTGACAACCTGATCCTGGTCAGAAATAACGGTGGGGCCCAGGCACTACATGATGGTGGTGCGATTGTTTCAGCAGTTAAGACGACGGATTATTCTGCAACCATCACCTTCACAACGGCTCTTGATACTGACGCCAACTTTACAGTAGCAAATTTTGCCAGCTGTTTCGTCGAAGGGGATGCTTCTACACCGTTTACTAAAGCCGTGTACATTCTCGATAAAGATTGTAATACCGGAGAAGGCGAAGCCGCATTGGGAGCCAACGTTTCAGTGGTTATTTCTAATGCTATTTTGTACACCACTTCTCTCGTCAACTGGGATGCTGCTGCCGTTACAGATATGTCTGCTGTAACTGATGGCCAGCACACCATTCTTAAATAATTGGTGTATAACCGATATATTCGCCTTTGGAGGTAAGTAAATGAAAGGAAGTGAAGGGATTCCCCAACTAAAATTGGAAACATTGAACAAGGTTATCCACGCTTTTCCGAAAGCGGCAAACCTGTTCTTCACCAATATGTTTGGTGAAAACAAAGCAGATTCAGATACCATTACATGGGAAACTGAGTTCGGCAGTGCTGGTATGACTCCATTTGTTGCTCCTGGTTCGGTAGCTCCTGCTATTGGGCTCGACGGTGTTGGCAAAGGGTCTGCAACCGCCGCCTTCTTCAAAGAGAAGATGTACTTTGATGAGGAGTTTTTGAACAATCTTCGGCAGCTCGGTACCTATGCTACCTATGAAACAGCCAAAGTTAAGCTGGCTCGTGGACTGTTGAAACTACGTAATCGTATGGATCGTCGTCGTGAGTGGATGACTGCTCAGATGCTGGTAAACGGTTCTTTCTCCTATGTGACTAAAGGAGAAACCAATGTCAGCGTATCTTATGGTATTCCTACCTCCCATATGGTAACGCTTGCTGCTGATCGCCAGTGGGATGATGGTGCAAATCGTAATCCTGTTGAAGATATTATGGATGCGAAGACGGTAGTTGCCAACGATGCAGGGGTTCAGTTAACGGACGCCTATCTGAACAGCGAATTGCTCAAGCTACTTATTCTTGATAGCAAGATCCAAGCACTGCTGAGTAAGTCTGCATTTGGTTCTGGTGACCTGTTCTCCAGACCACGTGAAGTTATTGGTTCTCTGCTCAATCTTAACCTGACTACCTACGACGAGCTGTACGAGGTTCAGGGTTGGGTTATGTCTGCTGTTACTGGCGGTTCTTCTACCACAGTTACAGTGGATGATCCTTCGGACTTTGAAGTTGGTGGTACTCTCCGTTTCATCAAGGTCAAGGAAGCAAATGTATGGGAAGACGAGACCATCACTGCTGTTAACAAGACGACTGGTGTGATCACTGTAGCCACCGCACCAACTCTTTCCTTTACTGCAGGTATTGATAAGGTTGTTATGCGTAAGAAGTTTATCGGTGACGATACCTTCTTTATGATGAATCCGGTTGCTAATGATGGTACAAAGATTGCTGAGATCCTTATGGCTCCTTATGGTCTTGGTCGTCGATGGGGTTACTACTCGGACAAGAAGGATGAGTGGGATCCAGAAGGAACCTGGTTAAGAAACCAGGATAAGTGTCTGCCCGTTCTTTACTTTCCGAACAATACTTTCAAGTACATCGTGAAGTAATACCAGTCAACACAAAGAGGACAATCCAATGAGGAAGATTAAAGTACAACTCTTGACCACGTTGAAGGGGCGACAACTGTTCAGCAATGGTGCTGTTTTTACTGGCACCATTGCTGAACTGCCACCCGACATCGCTGATGCAGTAAGAAAAAACGCCAGATACATCACAGTAACAGAATTGCCGATGGATCTGGTGGAAGAGGTAGAGGAAAACCTGATCCCTGAAGTACCTGTAGAAGAAATTAAGGAACTAGCCATTACCGTTGATTCCCATGTTGAGGAATCAATTCCTCAACAGGACGAAGGGCAAACTACCCCTGAAGAGAAAAAGCCTGTCACAGAGGAAAAACAGCAGCCCGTTAAAGTCCCTGTAAAAAGGACCAGAAAGGCAAAAATCCTGAAGCCAAAGGAGTAGGCAATGGCGATTGAATCCAGATTAGTGTTGATTGATCTTACCAAGAACCTTATGGGTGGTTCTTTTGATAAGGTTTCGGATAATGGATTCGATCAGGCTGCTGACCAGGCTGAAAAGGAACTCTCCGCTATCTATCCAATAACTGACAACATTAAAAGTTATTGGATAGTGGAGAGGGTTCGTCGTCATGCTATTTACATATTAATGGTGGAAGCTGCCCACAAATTTCAGTACAAGCAGATTCATATTGAACACCGTTTCAAACACTACATACAACTTATTGAAAAGATGGACAGGGAATGGCTGGAAGTAATGGAAGATGAATTTGGCCCTGTCTACGATGAATTTTGCTATTATTTAGAAACTGGTTTTGTTTATGATGCACTTGGTAGAGATATAACTTACAGTTAACGGTACGAAACATGTCAGAAATTGGTGCGGATATCAAGGAAGTATTACAGGAGCTTGGTACTACGACTTTAATTTATCGTACCAATGGCAGCACTTTTTCTGAATTGGGGGATATAGAAGCATACCCAGAACATTCTTCTGAGTTTACCCGCCAATTTTTCAGCCTTCTCACTCTCGCCCATGACACAAATGCACGTAATGGTGATATAATTGAATCGAATGGTACATTCTATGTAGCCACTAATGTCATACCATCATATTTTGAAGATGGAGTAGTTGATAACAGTATTTCGCTGTTCAAGTGTAATGTTAATGGTGTATTAAAAAGACCATCAGTTACAACAGACCCAACAGATTATGTACAAAGAACCGTCTTTACCATTAAGGCACCAAATCCATCAAGTATTCGTGCATTAGAGTATGAAAATAAATTTAATGCTGGTCCTGTATTCGCGGATGAAACGCAATTCTTCTTGAGAGAACGGCACATATTAGTTCTTCCTGGTGGAATAGATGCTGCGGTGGGAGATAGATGGTATCCCGTGTACACAGATACCACTAAATATTTCCGTATTGAGACAGTTGATGTGTACAGATTTCCTGGTTGTATGATTTGTGGATTGACAGAGGATACCAGATAATATGGCACCAGGATTCTTCAAAAGCAGAGGCCAGTTAATAGCCGTAGATCCACGAGGTCTGAACGATTTCTACAAAGATCTCAAGTCTGCATTTGGTAAATATGTTGCTACGGCACATACTGTTTCTAAATGGGTGAATCTCAATGGTGGTGGGATGTACACTACTGCATCGAAAAACGCAGGAGTAGCCACAATAAAGTCTATTATTGATGGTGATATTGAGGTTGATAAGAAATGGCCACCATTGAGTAAGGAACATATCGATTCCAGAGAGGGATTGGCTACATATGATAAAACGTGGAAATTCCGTGGGAATGTATACCAAAATATCATAGCCAGAAAAAGTGGTAAGGGATATGAAATAGGAATTGATCGTAGAAAGATGGTAACGCCCACAGGGTTTTCTACCCATGCAGGTACAGCAGGATTGGCACAGAAGATCCCTATAGAACGGTATGCTGGTTGGGTGGAATACGGTACAAAGTGGATGCCACCGCGCCCATTATTCAGTTTAGCTGCTGTCTACTTCTCACAAACGATTGCACCTGCACTGCATAAAATAGTGAAGAAGTCTGTACAAAGAGTTGCTAATAAATATATAATTGAGAAGGTCAGGGGTAAGTATGATAATGCCCCTATGGCTGGAGGTATCAGTCAGGGCAGTATGGAGATGGCCAATGCGAACCCAGACAGTGATTTCTCATCTGAGGTAATGAATGATCTCTTTCTCCGATCAAGTATGGGAGAAGGTGGAATTTCATTGACTAAGCATGTTGGTGAAAAAGGCATGTCTCAAGTCAGTACCTTTGATGCTGCTGACAGGAAGGAATTGAAAAAGACACTGAATGGTCTTACTGGTAAAGATTTAGATTGGTTGGCTGAACATGCTGCTGAACTTAAAATGGATGACTGATGAGAAATCTTGAGATACTACCAGAAGATATATTAATCATTGCTGAGTTTCGTCTATCAGAAATCAAGATGCTACGGGAAGCAATGAACCATACTACCGTAGCTATGAACCTTTCTGAACCAGAATATAAGAAGGCCCATGATTTCTTTACTACTGACTTTATGAATTGGATTAATGGTACAATAAAGGCGGTTGAGAATGGTTGATCCAACTCTCCAGGAATCTCTGTATAAGATGTCTGTACGCAAGTTTTTTACAAACCAGATACAGGATATCCGAGGAAAACATGTTTTCTTTGATAGACAATATTCTATACCGAAGAACACTGCTGGTGTTGATCTGAAATCCTGGATCGTAGTGGGATTTAATGGGATTGATATTGACACTATATCAACTGGTATGTTAGAAGTAATCTGCTTCAGTAGAAATGATGAAGGTGGGATTGAATTATCTGCCCTGCGTGATATACTGATGGATATGATGGTAGATGAGTCCATGCCAGATGGCTGCCGCAGAATACCTTATTACAATTATGATTGGACTGAGGTAGGTGGTATGCTTGGCTATATGGACACCAAAGAATCAGGTGTACAGTATGGCGCAGATGGTACAAATTTTAAGATTATTGCCGTAACGTTGAAATGGGGAACCAAATGAGTACTTTTATTCTTTGTGAGAAATGTGGCAAAAAGTTACTCAGCAGGTTACCAAATGGTATATGGCAATTTCGATTCGGCAAAAGGGAAAATTGTGAACCAGTTGTTGACATAGAGATACATGGAAGTATACGGATGCGATGTCTGAAACGTTCATGCCGACATATCAACATACTGCACTATTTCCCAAACAATCCTGACCAGGAAAAACCAAGTAGCACAGATAAAATAAAAGGAGAAAACCATGAGTAGAAGTGGTCCATTGACAAAAGACACCAGTACAGTCGCATTAGGACTTGCACAAATTCGTGTAGGTGCAGCACTAGCCAATATTGATCAACTTGGCTCTGTTTTACCAGAAAGCGCATCGATCGGCGCATTGGCCAGTACCAAGTATACAGGTACTGTTGATTATTGGAAACTCAAGTCAGGCTTTCCTCAGTTGGAAGATATGACCATCCCACTGACTGAATCCGCCATGCTTGAATGTGAATTCAAAGAAGTTACTCCGTACAATCTGGCGTTAGCTCGTGGTCTCGATCCTGAAGGTGGTGTGGCTTCTACTGCCGCTGTCCTTGCTTCTTCTACTACTAGTGGGACAACGGCTGCTGCCACTACTCCGATCACTGTAACACAGGATGCTGGCCCCGTTACAGATACCTTTACTGTTGTGTTCTCTTCTGCAACTGCCTTTGATGTTTATGGTATGAATGAGGGTGATCTTGGTTCTGGTACTGTCTCGGCTGAGTTCTCTCCTGCAAATGGTGGTGCAGATTATTTCGCCATTCCAGCCAATTACTTTACTGGAACCTGGGCTGCTGGTGAAACCCATACTTTCCGGACAACTGCTTTTGCAGCTTCTGGTGCGTATGACGACAACCATGGTGGGGCTATCAATCTTGGTGGTCTTGTTGCTCCTGCATTTATTCGTATGGAGGCGGTGTACACTTACCCTAATGGTACGAACCATATGTACATCATTTTCCCACGTGCCAATGCAACTGCATCTATGGAAATTGATCTCCAGGCTGAAGACAATGCAAACATCCCATTGACATTCGAAGGGAAACGTGCTGATCAGCTCACGGCGGGTGGCCATTCAGTATGGGACAACGCACCTTTAGGACGTATACTTTTCGACTGATATATCAAGTAGTTAGCTGTTACCTAAAGAAGATTTACAGTAATTATTCTGTAAATATTCTTTTAACATTAACAACAACTAGCCTTCTGAGTGAGATATAACCAAGCAGTTCAATCTCACTCAGAAGGACAGGATGTACAGGGAAGCACATAAAATAACCCGACAAGGTAACATCTATATGCGGGTGTAAAAACCCGCATATTTCAAATCCCATAGGGAGTAGTAAAATGGCATCAAAAGTGAATCCTAAATGCAGGAAGATTGAAATTGGTGTACGCACCATCCGAGAAATAACCATCTGGCCACTTTCTTTGGCAGATGAGATCACCTTTACTGAAAAGATAATTGGCATCATGCAGAAGTATGACGATGTTGCCAAACCATCCATACCAGAAATCCCAGAAGAGACATTGCCAGAGGATATAGATACACTGTTCTCAGATCCAGAGAACACGGAATTGGCAATAGCCGAGTACATCGTAAACGCCATTAAATCCAATCTAATCGAACTGCTCTCCTACGTTACTGACGAGGAGGTTACATTGAATGACCTGGATAACGATCAGTTTATGGAAATCTGTGATGAAATTTATGAAATGAATTTTGCGGGCGCTGTGGGAAAGGGTCTGCGTCTTCTGACGAAAATCAAGAATATATTCAACCAGAAGACGCAATCGGAGAACTCCTCCTCACAACCAGCTACCGATACGAGCACTTCTACCAACTTAGCTACAGAGAAGGAGGAATAACACGGGTACAGTTTGACCATCTGTACAAGTGTTTGCAGGAAAAGATTTTACGGGAAATACAATTCCAAGCAGGTGTACACGGTGCTGAGTTAAAGAATGTACCAGAGAAGAAAAGCACCAAAAAACAATCAGAGCATCCGAACGTTCCATTATTTGGTGATCCTGAAGAATACTCCCACTTGTCTGCGGAAGATCGACAGAAAAAGACAGATGAGATGATGGCTAGACATAAAAACTGGTCATCGGATCCTTTAATGATACATACCAAGAGACAAGGATTGTAATGGGACAAGATACCGTCAAGCTAAATTTAGCTGCTGCCTTACAGGGTGGCACGAAAGAAGCCTTTCGTGCCATTGCTGATTCTTTCAAATTACTCGGTAGAGAAGTAAAAGCCACTGCCAAGGATCTCCATGCAGCAGGTAAAACTGGTGCGGCTGATGCTATGGGGCACCTTGGCATGGCCATTGATCGAGTATCCCAGTCGTCCAAAGGTTTTGCCAAGACAGGCAAAGATGTCCGAGATTCCTTACAATCAAACGCCAAGGCTGTCAAGGACTATACCAATGATCTAACAGTAGTCCAGCAAGCATATAAGAAATGGTCTGATTCTGGTAAAGCAACGGGCACAGCCCTCACAGTTGCCCAGAAACGTACGGATGCTTTGTCAAAGTCCATCCATCAGATGGGACTCACCATGAATACAGGTGGTGCCAGTTGGAAAGAGATTGATAAATGGAAGAACAGTCTCGATTTCACAAAGGTAATGTCTGGTGTGAAGAGTGGTTTTCTGAAACCTACGGTAAGTGGTTTCAAGGATTTGTCTGAAGTTGGTACAAAGCTCCTCTCTGTCAATGATAAACTGAATAAGTCTTTTACTGCTGCTGGTGGATATAACACTACTTACCAGAATACCCTAAAGAAAGCCACAGATATAAGTACCCGTTATGCTACGGCTGTAAAGCAGCTTGGTAAAGAATATGGCATAACCAATGCTAAGACCCTCACCTGGGCACCCACATTAAGTAAAGTCCATAACGCCATGAATCAGATTGGTACTGTTATCGGTAAGTCCGCCAATAGCATGAGCCACTGGACAAATACCTCGAAGTTAGCATCTGTCGCCCAGGGTGTCCTGGCTGGAAATATACAGGTAACAACGAAGGGTTTTCAGATCATGAACGACAAAGGTCTGAAAGCCTTCAACGGGCTGACAATACAGGCTGCGGACAAGCTCGGAATCCTTTCTAAGTCCTTTGATAACCTTTCAGGCAAAACAGGGGCACAGGCGCTTACCGCGTACGGCAAGGCAATTAACGATTCTATAGGGAAAACAGATAAGTTCTCACAGGGCATTTCAAATCTTGCCAAGAAATATGGTGTAATGTCTGCCTCCTTCTCCTCACAGTATGAGGATATGAAGCGGTCTGATGCTATATGGAACAAACACGTTACTACCCTGCAAAAGACTGGGCAGGTTTCTGAGCAGACCGCAGAGAAAATGCGGAAAGGTTTTAATGCTGCCAAGGTATCCTCACAGCAATTAGCCACAACTCTTGCATTACCAAACAAACAGTACCAGGAACTTGATAAAACCATCAACAGGGTGGCTGTGGCTACAGGAAAAAGTACTGCTGAATTGAGAAAACAAGCGGATGCATTAAGAGCACAAGGAAAGCCACACACAGAAATAGTCAATTCCCTTAATGCAAGCATAGGTGTCCATAGGAAGTACATCCAAATTCAAGATCAGATTGCAGCAAAGGAAAGACAACTTGCTGGTTTACGTGGAACGAGTGTCAATTCCATTCGTAAAGTCACATCTGCTATACTGGATGGTGCTAAGTCTGAGGAGCAGTTGGTGAAGGTAGCTACGATCCGCAACCAGAACCTACAGACACAAATCAACACAGAGAAACAGGCTATAGCTTCCATCAAAAGGATGGAAAATGCCAAGATCTCACTTGCCAAGAAGTATGGTACCCTTGCCAGTTCCAATGAAAAATTTGCCAGGGCATTAAAGACTACTGTAGAGAGATACGGACAGTCTGCAGAAGCAGGTAAGAAAATGGAATTGTCCTTGAGCAGATATGCAAAAAGTCTCAATGACGCACATAAACCTACCACCATGTTTGGTAAGGCTATAGCAGATGTGGGGCAGCATATCAAATCATTTGCCTCTTATGCAACTGCTGCTACATTTATTGCTGGTTTAGTTGGTGGATTCAATACCGGTGTTACTGCTGTTGTCGAATTTGACCAGGCATTAAAGGATTTACAGGCTATTACGGGGGCAACTGATAGACAGGTTGTGCAGATGGGTGAAACCATCAAAGATGTAGCCAGCAATACAAAGTTCTCTGCAACAGAAGTTGCAGAGGGAATGAAGACATTAGGACAGTCTGGTTTATCTGCTAAAGAGTCGATTGAAACAATTGCAGCGGTATCAGATCTTGCTACTGGTACTCTGTCCGATATGAGTACATCAGTTGACCTTGTTACTACGGCTATGCGGGTGTTTGATATCAGTTCATCTGAGTCCAGCAGAGTAGCAGACGTATTTGCCAACGCAGTCAACAAATCGAAACTTACCATAGACAAATTACGTATTGCCTTTAACTATGTTGGGCCTGTTGCTGCATCTGCTGGTGCTTCTTTTGAAGATGTAGCAGCATCCATGATGACCCTGGCAAACACTGGTATGCGGGCATCAACAATTGGTACTGGTTTGCGCCAGGTACTAAGTGGTATTGTTAAACCATCGAAAGAATTTGAGCAGGGTGTCAGGGATGCTGGTTTTGTGATGGACGATTTCAATCTAAAAACCAACTCAATGAAAACTGTGATTGAGCGTCTTTCTATTGTTGTACAGGATTCTGAAGATGCTTTTAAGATGTTTGGTTTACGTGGTGCAACTGCTGTTGTTGCTCTGACTAACTCCACTTCCCAAGGGTTTAATAAACTCATGGAGTCAGTTAATCAGACAGGCACAGCAGTTCGCATGGCTGAGAAGCAGATGGAAGGTTTAGGTGTCCGCATAAAGAACATGTGGGACAAAACAAAGAACCTTTCGATTGCTGTTGGTGAAACTGGTTTAGCTGCTGCTCTTGGTTTTGCCGTCGATGCTATGCGTGGTTTATTGGATGGTCTTACCACGATAACAGAAAGTCCATTGGCTGGTTTCATTGTTAAAACAGGATTAGCTACCACAGCACTCCTAACAATGACTGTTGCTGTTCGTGCGCTTATTGCTACTTCACTGGCACAATGGTTTGTTGGTGCAGCTACAGGGGCCACAGGTTTTGTTGCCACTGTAACTGCTGCCAAGGCAGCAGCAGTAGGACTTGCTACTTCTATTCCTGTTATTGGTTGGGTACTTATAGGGGTCGGTGCTGCACTTACGGGTGTTATTACCCTCTTCAATAAGTGGGAGAATGGTGCCACTGATGCATTCAATAAGGCAAAGAATTTCACTGATGAGCTTAGTACACTTGGCGATAAAATGTCGGTGTATCAAAAGAAAGTTGCTGGTTTAGATAAATCATCCAATGAGTTCAAGAATGCAAATTTAGTTCTTCGGGGTGAGTTAACTAAGGTCAGTAAGAGGATGGATGAGCTTGGTACATTCGCTAAAAAAGCGGAATTAAGTATCAATGCACTTGATGGCTCATTCTCAGATGGTGGTAAA